TGCAGCAGAAGTAGATACGCTTAGTTACCGGATCGAGTGCGAGGCTGATATATATGACATTCTGGCCATTGATCATCTTTCAAATAAAAGAGAGGCTTTGAAATTCAAATGCCAGAAAGTAAAAAGGTGAAAAGATGCGGATTGATGATATGAGCAGTGCCATAGAATCGGAGCTGAACGCTTATGCAGAAAAGAGTGCGGCCACCGTGAAAAAAGCTGTGAAAGACACAGCAAACGAAATCAAAAAAGATATTTCTGAAAATGCACCAGTCGGTGCTACTGGAAAGTATGCGAGAAGCTGGAGAGCAAAGAAAACAAATGAAACGGATACCAGCGTTTCATATACTGTGCATGCCACGAAAGACGGATACCGGCTTGCGCATCTTCTTGAGTTTGGCCACGCAAAAAGGGGAGGCGGGAAAGTAAGAGCCTTTCCACATATCCGGCCGGCTGAAGAAAAAGGCGAGGAGGATCTGAAAAAAAGGATAAGGGGTGATCTGAAGTGATGATCATAGATATCTTAAAGGAAATAGGGCTTCCGTTTGCATATGATCACTTTGCGGAAGGGGAGTCACCGGATCCGCCGTTCCTCGCATACTACTACCCGGAAAGCGACAATTTCGGAGCAGACAACATGGTGTGGAGCAAGGCAGTAATCATATACCTTGAGCTTTACACAGATAAAAAAGATATAGAAACAGAAAAAAATATAGAAGAAGCACTCCTGCAGCATGGGATCTTTTGGAACAAAACAGAAGTCTGGATCGATTCCGAAAAGCTGTATGAAGTGCAATATTTATTTGAAATGGAGGAAAGTTAAAATGTCAGATACAAATAAAATAACCTACGGACTTTCCAATGTGCATGTGTGGCCGATCACAGCAACAGATGCCAGCGGAGTACCGACATATGGAACCTGTATAACGGTTCCGGGGGCTAAGGAAATGAAGCTTTCAGCAGAAGGTGATACCGCAAAATTCTATGCAGATAACATCCTTTACTGGACAGCAGAAGCAAATAACGGATACAGCGGAACTCTTACTATAGCAGAGATGCCGGATGACTTTGCAGAAAAGGTTCTTAATCAGATCAAAGATTCAAAGGGCGTTTTTGTTGAAGATGCGATGGCAACAGGTACGGAGTTTGCTATGGCTTTTGAATTTGAAGGCGATGTAAATAAAAAGCGTGTTCTTTTTTATCGCTGTACAGCAGGCCGGCCGGACGTCGGATCATCCACAAAGGAAGATAAGATTGAGCCGAACACGCAGGAAATTTCTATTACGGCAGTGCCAAGGATAGACAATCATTATGTCAAGGCAAGTGTGGCTGATGCTGCTTCTGCTGCTTATTCAGCATGGTATGGCACAGCTCCGTATGAGCCGGCTGTAACTATAGCAAGCACTACTAAGAGCAGCAGCACCGGTGCATAAGGAGGCGGGCCATGATAAAAACAATAACGATATCGGATAAAGAAATAAAGTTTGATACGGCGCTTTCATGGATGTTCATATATAGGACGCAGTTTGGAAATGATCCTGTGGATATCATCATGCCGGCGATAAAAGCTGCTGTTCCGCTTTTTGATAACATCGGCGCAGAGTTTACAGCAGCTGATATCGATATGCTGACGGATGTACTTTCAGAAGTAAATATAACGGAGGGGCTGCAGATGATATGGGCGCTTGCAAGAAATGCAAATAAGGACATCGCTGAACCATCATTATGGTACCACGAATTTGATAACTTCCCGCTGGATGATGTGCTTACTGAGATAGTTCCGGCAATTACAGAATCATGCATCAGCACAAAAAAATACAAGGCACTGTCTCAGGCGGTAGTGAAGGCAGTGCCGAAGAAGAAGCAAACCTCGAAAGCATCCTCACAGGGGGCTTAATGAGAGGGCTTCGTATGGAGGATACGCATCATATGACGCTTGGCATGTGGGTAGACTACATAGTCGAATGGAATAATATCAACCTTCCACATGAAAAAACTGAAAGGAAAGCAGTGCAGAAAGATTTTGACATGTTTTAAGAAAGGAGGGCCTTAGTCATGGCCGGAAATATAAAAGGAATCACCATAGAAATAAACGGCGATACCAAAAAACTCGATAAGGCCCTTCGTGAGGTAGGGAAAGAAACAAGGACCGTCCAGCGTCAGTTATCTGAAGTGGAGCGTGCGCTTAAGATGAATCCGGGAAATACTGATCTCATAAAACAAAAGCAGAGACTACTTGGCGAAGAAGTAAGCGCTACTAAAGATAAGCTAAATATGCTGAAGCAAGCTGATGTGAAAGTCAGTCAGGAAATGAAAGATGGAACAGAGGGAGCCTCTGAAAAACATAATGAACTCCAGCGCCAGATAGCAGTCACAGAGGCGAAAGAAAAAGCACTTCAAAAGGAATTTAATAAACTGACATCCGTTCCGTTAAATATAGAAAAGGTCGCATCGGGTTTTGAAAACGCCGGAAGCAAGATAAAGGGCGTTAGTACAAAGATCGGGACTGTCGGAAAAGGTATGACAAAAGGCGTCACTGCTCCGGTAGCCGCTGCCGGAGCTGCATCAGCAAAGGCATGGAGTGAGGTTGATGATGCGATGGATACTGTTGTCAAAAAGACAGGGGCATCCGGAAAAGCACTGAAGGATATGCAAAAAAGCGCACAGAACATAGCAACGAGCGTGCCTACATCATTTCAGGCAGCCGGCGATGCAGTGGGGGAAGTAAATACCAGATTTCACCTTACGGGTAAATCGCTTGAGAATTTATCCACAAAGTTCGTGAAATTTGCAGATATCAATGATACGGATGTTACACAGTCAGTTCAGGGGACGCAGATGGTCATGTCAGCATTCGGCCTCAAGGCAAAAGATGCAGGGTCGCTTCTTGGAGTGTTTACCAGTGTTTCGCAAAAGACAGGTGTTTCAGTAGATGACCTTATGAATTCTCTTGTAAAAAACGGTGCAACGTTTCGTGATATGGGTCTTTCTGCTCAAAATGCGGCGACTCTATTAGGCAACTTCGAAGCTCAAGGCATAGACTCCAATACTGCAATGTCAGCACTGAAAAAAGGCATGGCATCATTTCAGAGTAAAGGGATCGATGTCAATAAGGGCCTTCGTGATATGATCGGAAGCCTTACAGACGGAAAAGTGACAACAGAAGACTACAATAACGCGATAGCTGTATTCGGTAAGCGTGGTGCGGATGCTTTTGTCGATATGGCAAAAAGCGGAAGGCTGTCGCTCGACGGACTTGATACGGATCTTTCTGATTATGGATCAACGGTTGATAAAACTTTTAATGATACCCTCGATCCAATAGATCAGGCAAAGGTGGCGTTTAATAATCTGAAGGTTACGGGCGCAGAGATATTTTCATCACTTCAGTCAGTTTTAGCACCTATGCTTGATAGCCTGAATAAGAAACTTCAGGCATTCAATAAGTGGTGGCTCACGTTATCGCCTGGTATGCAGCAGGCGATAGTAAAGTTTGCAATGTTTGCCGCCGTAATAGGACCGGTGCTTGTAGGAATCAGCAAAGTTGGACTTGCCGTTGGCACCATTGCAGGCGGGATTGGAAAGATGATAACAGTAGGGTCCAGCCTTGTATCCGGATTTTCAAAGCTCGGAGGCATGGCAGGAATCATGGGTAAGGCAATAGGCTTTCTTACGAGCCCGCTTGGTATAGTAATTGCCGTAATAATTGCGGCGGTAGCAGCCGGCGTGCTTCTTTACAAGAACTGGGACAAAATCAAGGCTGGCGCGCAGGAAGTATTCACCGCTATAAAGAATGTTATTGTGCCGGTGATGAATACTATAAAGAATGTCATCACAACGGTATGGAACGGGATAAAATCATTTTTAGTAACAGTATTTTCGGGGATAGAAAAGGCCGTGCTGCTATATTTCAGCGCGTATCTTACTGTGATAAGAACGATACTTACTGTGATAAGAGCAGTGGTAATGACAATGTGGCTCGGAATAAAGACAGCTATCACTAACGTAGTCGGATCCATAAAGGCTGTTGTAAGCGGTGCATGGAACGGCATTAAAACAGTCACTCTTTCGGTGTTTGGCGCAATGAAGTCCGCCGCAAGGACTATATGGAACGGCATAAAGACAGCAGTGCTTACGCCTGTACGTGCGATCAAATCTGTAGTGACATCGATCTGGAATGGCATAAAGCGCGTGACGGTAAGCGTATGGAACGGCATAAAGAACGCTATAACGAGACCGATAGAGATTGCAAAGAACATCATAAAGAGGATCGTGGATGCCATCAAGGGATTCTTTGATTTTAGGATAAGCCTTCCGAAAATCCCCATGCCGCATTTTTCCGTCATACCTTCCGGCT